GAACGGCCCAATCGTGTAGGCCGCGTAATCGGCTTTCTTCCCGTTTGGGGATTGGACGTTGATGTAGAATGTGCCGTCATTATTCGTGGTGATGGTATGGCCTCCGCACAGAATATACGGCATTCGGGTTAGGGAATCCCCTCAGGCTATCAAGGCTCTCTCCCAGAGGCGTTGCGCGTCCCTCAACGCCGCGATATCCGGCTTGAGGTAGTAGCGGGCCGTGGTTTTGATATCGCTGTGTCCGAGCATTTTGCTCACGATGGCGATATCGGCTCCCGCCGCCAACGTGTTCGTCGCCCACGAGTGGCGCAGGTTGCGTGCGGGCACGTGCGGCAGGCTATACCGCTTGCACCAGCCCTTGTACTGGCGTGCCACCTGTGGCGGGGTGAGCGCACCGATGAGTCGCCCTCCCTCGCGCGGCTTGAGCTCGCGCAGACGCTTGACCGCGAAGCGCGGCAACGGCAATGTGCGACGGCTCAATTCGGTCTTCGGCGGCACGACGACCTCATGGCCGCTCGCCCATTGCAAACCGCGCTCGATATGCAGGACGCCTGCGCGCAGATCAATGTCACTCCACTCCAAACCGTATCCTTCTTCGGTGCGCAGGCCGCATGAGACGGCGCAGATAAGCCACGCCTCAAGCGGATGGTCGTAAAAGCCCTGCAACAGCGATCGCTGCTGACGGATGCCCAATATCACCGGCTCGTAATGCGGCTTGGCCGGCAACTGGATATCGCGTCTCGTGATATCCACGTCCAAGAGATTCCAGCGGATAGCCCGCCTCAGTATCGCGCGTAGTACGGCCCATGCCTTGCGCGCCGCGCCCGAACTGGCGAACCCGGCGAGCCACTTGTCCACCAATTCAACGCTTATCGATTCCATCTGCATTGCGCCGAACCTCGGGGCCACGTGCAACCGCCACGCCGACTCATAGCCGACACACGTGGACTCACGCAGATTCGCCGTGCAATACGGCCAAAACCGGCCGTTCCAAAACTCTTGTAACAGCATTTTCAACCTCCGAAAACCCACACGCCCGTTGGCCTATCCAACGGGGACGAACGTGTGGGTTTTCCCACCGTAAAGGAGCTTTCCAATGTCTTTGCTCGCTCACATCGTCGATTGGCTCGTGCCTTTTATCTGTGGCGGCGTGGCCACGGTTTTGGGCCTGATGTGGCGGTGGGGCAAAGCCATGGTCAACGGGCTGCGCGAGCTCCTGCTGTGCCAGTTGGAGGACCTGCGCCGCGAAATGGTCATCGAGCACGACGGAGTGGCGGACGAGGACCTCAAATCACGCTCCCAACGCCTCTACGACAGCTATCACAGCCTGGGCGGCAACGGCCACGGGACATCGCTCAACAATGACATCCAATCCGCGCCGATAGCGCCACGACAATCCTGACCCACGACCGTGGGCCACAAAACAATATTCACCTCAGAGAAAGGGGAAAAATTGGTTAAAAACAAGGACAAGCCGTGGTGGAAGCGTCTGCTCGCCAAGGGTACCGCGCTGGCAGCCGCCGTGTGCATGATGCTGCTCCCGGCGACCGCGCACGCGGACAT